TAGGAGAAACCTCATGAGTAATATAAAAAATATAGCCGACATTCTACCCGAAGGGCTCGATGAATCTACAGTTGAACAGATCTTTCAACTCGTAGATTCTACTATAAACGAGCAAGTCGCTGAGAAGATCGGCCTCCTTGAAGCGCGAGTCACCGCGTACATTCGTACTAAAATTGATGACATCAAAGAACAAGCTCTTACTGAACTCTCGGAGGAGAGTGATGTCTATCGTAATGCTAGACTATTCGAATCGGTAAGAACTCTTATGTCCTTAGAGCTTAACACCGACGATCAAGACAACGCTCTTTCTGAAATGACCGGCCAGTACGGTGAACTTCAGGAAGAGTTTGACGTTTTAAACAGCCAGCTTGCGAGCTTGGTTGAAGAGAACCAGAACCTTGAGAACACAGTAAGAGTTATGGACAAAAAAAGTTTCTATTGCTGAAGGCACTGCCTACGAGCTAGAGACTGAAAAAGCACAGCTTCTGGAAGAAGTTGAGAATCTTGAAGCCGCGAAGGACGATGCATTTGTCTCTTCAGAGAAAGCGGTAGTTGTCTCCAAGGCGGACTTGGAGATTAACGAAGATAGGGCTCATAACCAAAAATCAAATGAGTTCCTTACTGATGAGGTCATGAAGTTCATGCCCTTCACTTCCCAATCCTAAGGATTATTTATTATGGATATTATGCATCGTACAGATGAAACGCTTGTCCAGAAGTGGGAGCCTGTCCTTGAGGGCATTGACAATGACTACACTCGTCGTGTCACCGCGCAACTTCTAGAAAACCAAGCCAAATCAATCGTTGAAGAGCGTATCTCTGAGGACATCTCCCCTGCTGCCACTACAACTGGTCAGCTTGGTACGTTCCAAAAGTTCGCTTTCCCGCTCGTTCGTCGAGTTTACCCCAAGCTTCTTGCTAACAGCCTAGTCGGCGTTCAGCCCATGCAAGGTCCCGTTTCCCAGGTGTTCTACCTAGGTAACGACCGTGCTATCGGCAACAGCATTCAGACTGTCTACAGTAAGTTCAACCTTACTTATAAAGGTCTTACGTCTGAAACCATCGGATCTGTTTCTGGTGGTCCTGGTGATGCTATCACAGGCGGAACCTTTGACGGCAACGCGGGCGTAGGTCTTGATCAGGTCGGTGCTACTAATGGCTTCGACCTTTCTAACGTCCTTAACTTCTCCGCTGGTGCGGGACAGTTGCAAGGCAACGGCGCTCCTTCAGGCACAATGGGTGGACAGATTGCTGCCTTCCCTAACGCCAACTCAGTTATGGGTTACCAGCTTTCTGCTGGTGAGCGCCTAACTGGTACGGGCATCCCTGAGATGACCTTCCACATCGAGCAAGAGGCGGTTGTCGCTAACACTCGTAAGATGCGTGCGCTTTGGACTCTTGAGGCTTCTCAAGACCTTAAGGCTTACCACAACCTTGACCTTGAGCGGGAGCTTACTGACCTTCTTTCGAAGGAGCTTCAGCTTGAGATCGACCGGGAACTTATTGAAGACCTTCGTATGATTGGTTACGGTATGCGTAATCGGAGCCTTGGTGGCGTAAACCAGGTCCTTATGGATGATGAGTACATCAAAATGGGCACTGGTAACGGTGGCTTCCCAGGTATTGTTGACCAGAACACCGAAGGCACATTCGTTCCTGCTCAGTTCACCTACGATTTTAATGGTGCCCAGGGTCTCGGAACGGATACTTTCCTTGGTGCCGCACAAGAGTCCTCCAACGTCTTTGTTGTTGATTTCTCTGCTTCTGGTCAGCCTGATCTCTTTCCGCGTCACGTTGGTGAGGTTTACGCAAACCTCCTTGCGGTGATTAACCTTGCTTCGCAAGATATCTACCGCACCACGATGCGTGGACCGGGTAACTGGTTACTTACTTCTCCTCTCATGGCTTCACTCATGGAGAGTGCCGCCAAGCTTGAGGGTGGTATTCAGGCGGGTGATGGTCCTACCAACATTGGTCGCAACAGCATTGAGTACAAGGGTAAGTTCATGGGTCGCTACGACCTCTATGTCGATCCCATGTATCCTCAGGACGAAATCCTTATTGGTTACAAAGGAGCTAACGCGATGGATGCGGGCTACGTTTACGCCCCGTACATCCCGCTCCAGCAGTTGCCGACTGTCGTCGATCCCGAGTCCTTCCAGCCGAGAAAGGGAATCCTTACTCGCTACGGTAAGGTTCAGATCGAGCCATACAACAGATTCTACAGAATCATTCGAGTCATTGGCCCGACCGCTAACTTCCTCTTCTCGCCGTTCGCTAGAAACAACAGTATTCTAGGCGGCGCTGTTACTTGATCGTTAGTAACTAAATAAATTAAGAGGGTCAGAGGTTTTTTCTTCCTCTGGCCCTCTTGTCATTCCTATATAAATAAGACATGTATAAATACAGAAGCAAGTGCAGGTGGAATATGCTTCTCCATATAGACGAGGAGATAGTAGAGGTTCGTCCTGGTGAGTATTTTAACTCTAAGGGATTAGTTGAGTCTAGATTTTTAGAATTACTGAACCCCAAACCTAAACCTAAACCCACAAAGAACAATGGCAGCACTACGAGTAGATCCTAAGTTACTTGGTTATGGAGATTCCTTTGGGACCTACGCTGGTAGGAACTTAGGGGATACCGATATCTATTCCACAGCTATTGATGGATCAGAGCTTAACAAAGGTCTGATGGCAGACCAAGTGGAGTTCAACACTTTTGAGCAGACTATTAAGGATTTTATTCTAGCTCGTCTAGGTCACCCGATTGTACGAGTAGAACTTACCGACTTTCAAATAAAGACAGCAATTGAAGAGTCTATAACTAATCTAGACTACCACGCCCCCTTTTGGTGTACCCAAGTAGCTACATTCGTTACAACTCCACATGTAAACACTTTCGTCTTACCAACCCACATAGCTAATAATTTAAGCTACTGTGCTTACAAGAAATCTCTACTTAGCATTCAACCTCAGAATGGTACTCTTGAGTTTGATTTCTTCATTAAGTATTTCCAAGACAATTTTGTGTTCAGCAACTTCTCTATGTCTGATTTCTATTTACTTCAGACTCACTTGGAGATGACAAGAAAGATCCTTAGTCAAGAAGGGTCTTGGGATATTATAAACGGTAATGTCCTTCAACTATACCCCTCTCCAGGTTCTTATGAAGCGGTCATTCTAGTATATCGTGGTCTTGATACGGGGACCATGCACCCATACTATAAGAACTGGATACAACGATACGCTCTAGCAGTGTCTAGAGGCATTCTCGGAGAGATCCGGGGCAAATATTCTTCGCTACCATCACCAGGAGGTGGTGCGAGCTTGAACGGAGCAGCACTCATACAACAGAGTGATCAAGAAAAAGAAAAGCTCAAAGAAGAACTTCTATCCGAGATAGAAGAACCACCAGTATTCACACTATTCTGATATGTTAAACGAAAGAAATAAAGAAAACAAAGCTAAGAAATCTAAATGGGAAGACGAGCGCGACGAAGCGGATGATCAGGGTATTGAAGCTGCTGACGCCGACCGCGAGCGCAGATCTCAGCGCCAGAACGCTGATAGATACAAGGATCATGCTCACGGTAAGTTTGGTGAGAAGAGGGGAGCTAAAAAAGCGAAGGGTGCTAAGTCTCCTATTCAGGGTAGACTAGCTAGAGTTGTTAAGCGAACTAAATCAGAGGAAGGTAAAAAAGCAAGAGCCAAGGAGGTGATGAAGAAAAATCTAATGTCACACACAGTATACCAAGACATGGGGATGCTTATGGCTGAGTCTCTTGGTCTTGTCTCTGAATCACAGGAGCAAAGAGCTAAAGACTCTGGGGTCGGCGGATTGGTTAACAAAAAACCAAAAAGTTCTAAACCCAGTGCAGAATACAACAGCAGAACAGAACTTAAAAATGATTTAGCCACCAGAAAGAGTAAAGGTAAAGGCTTTATTGGTAAGGGTGATTCCTCTGATAACACAATTGCAGTTGAGCCAGGAACACCAGTTACTCCTGCTATTAGAGCAGCTAGAAAGAAGTACCAAAAAAAAGTAGAGACGGATAGAGCTACAGCTAGTCTAAAGCACCGCGCTAAAACAACGGGCGAGCCACAAAAAGTAATCAGACGTAAGAAGAAGTGAGTAACAAGAACTACAAGGTAACGACTAAGCTACCAGCACTGCCAGACATAGATACGGATGACAGTGCGCTTAGTTTATTTGATCAGGACAACCCTGACATCAACCTGTTCAACCTTGTAGATGATGAGATGATTCGTCTAGCTGGCTCTAAGTTTTACTTCTATAAGTATTACCAGTCAGACAACTACGACGATGTGTATCGAGAGGAGAGGAGTAAAGTAGTATCCAAGACACCCATCACGGTTCATGGGCACTACGATCCTATCTCCATGTCAGAGGAGCTTACGCAGTTTGGTATTGAGCTTACTAACGATCAGCTATTTACGTTTAACAAAAGCTACATTGAGACTAAGCTTGGTAGGTCTGTCATTCCTGGTGACGTAATCAAGCCTATGTTTCAAGATCAGAAGTATGAGATCTTTGAGGTGGTCGAAGATAGCTTCGAGGCGTATGGTGTGTACCATCTAGTATGCTCTGCCAAGCTCCTCCGCGACAGCACAGAAGTTCAGGACACTCCTCTCTCTAAAGTGAGTGATGAGCTAGGTGGGTACGCAGGTATAGACTAATGCATTCAATATTATTAATTTCAACACCAAGTAGTGGATTTACTTACGAAGATGGAGATGTTGTTTCCGTTA